CAGCACAAGCTGTTACTTTACCAGCAGCTACGGTAGGAACTATAGTAGTACATTACCAAACAGATGACACAAATGGAGGAACTAACACTCTTACATTTACATGTGCAGGAAGTGATGTTTACAGAGAAGGTTCAAAAGTGGAAAGTAGAACCGCTGGAGCAGCATCAACTATCGATACGTCTGATGCAAGTGAAACAATATTAACGTATACACCTGCGGCAGCAGCAACTAATAGTTTAACTCATGGTTGTTTTATCTATTTCACGTGCTATGAAAAAGGCACTTGGGATTTTGCTTATGATTTTGCTAACGGCCCTACTTTTGACACAGGCGCTGCGGCGTGGAGTTAATAAATAAATAAAATAATGTGAGCTCCTTCGGGAGCTCACAATTAGGAGATAAATTATGGGTACATATTTAAATGATGTTAAAGCTTCAGTAGAGCTTACAGGCACAGGAAGACTGCAAGGATATATAGCTGGATCAGCTGCTAATTTAGGACCAATTAGAATTGTAAGTATCAATGCACACTTAACAGGGGCCGATGGTGAAATTACTATTCAAGACGCTGCTACTGCCTCTGGTGATATTTTAATTCACTTAAAAGCTGGAAGTACGAGTAATGATACTTTCAATTTTAATTTTGGCGGTAATGGAGTTTATTTTGGAACTTCTGCTTTTGTAACATTAGCAAATATAGATTCATTTACAGCCTATTACGGATAGGGGGCTAAATGGCTAATACTACTTCGGGAACAGTTGTTTTTGATAAAAATTTTGCTGTCGATGATGTCATCGAAGAAGCTTATGAACGAATAGGTTTACAAGGAACATCCGGATATCAATTAAAAACAGCGAGAAGATCTTTAAATATTCTTTTTCAAGAATGGGGAAATAGAGGAATTCATTTTTGGGAAGTAGGAGATACCAATATAGATCTTGTTGAAGGTCAGGCCACTTATAATTTTTTTAGAGCAAGTTCAGATGGTACAAGTGCTACCACTGCAGGAGGAACTAGCACAACTTCTACTTATGGTTTAGCGGATATATTAGAATGTACTTATAGAACTAATTACGCTACGACTACTGAATCTGATTCATCAATGACAAAAGTTAGTAGATCTACTTATTCAGCTTTAGCTAATAAATTATCAAAAGGAACTCCTAATCAATTTTGGGTTCAAAGATTAATTGATAAAACTACAATAACTTTTTATCCCACACCAGATTCTACGGCAGCAGGTAATTATGCTCATATATATTTTGTTAAAAGAATTCAAGATGCTGATTCTACTTATACTGATGCTACAGATCTTCCTTATCGTTTTGTTCCATGTATGTCTGCAGGATTAGCTTTTTATTTAAGTCAAAAATATAATCCACAACTTTCTCAACAAATGAAACTTTATTATGAAGATGAATTAGCAAGAGCTTTAGCAGAAGATGGATCTGCTGCGAGCAGCTATATAACCCCTAAAACTTACTTTCCGAGTGTATAATGGCTAGATTTGCATCAGGTAAATACGCAATAGCAATTTCAGATAGATCTGGAATGCAATTCCCTTATTTAGAAATGGTTAAGGAATGGACAGGAGCTTGGGTTCATTATTCAGAGTTTGAGCCTAAACAACCTCAAATAAGTCCAAGACCCGTGATTGCTGATCCTCAAGGATTACAAAGAGTAAGACCAGCGCGAACAGCACCCGCTGTTACACAATTAATGCCTAATGATCCTTTTACAACTTATGCATCTGGTTCATCTTATATAAATGTTAATGTACCAAATCATGGTTTAACAAATGGAAGTACTTATAGATTTAGAGGAATGCCAACTACAGGAGGAGATTATGCTGATCCAGCTATGTTTGATGGAATCACAGGAGCTAAAATTGCTTTAGCGGCAGGTTATGCTATCACTACAGGAAAATATGTATCAGGCGCAAGAGATACAGATTTTACAACAGACTGGTTTTATTTTGTGGTAAATACTGATACAGCTACAACAGGCGGAATAGAAGGAGGTGGTTATCCAGTGTCCGTTGGACCGGTAACCATAGAACCATAATGGCAGGATATAATTACGCAAACTTAATTACAGCACTTAGAAATTGGACAGAAGTAGATAGCAATGTTTTAACAGCTGCTATCTTGAATGAAATAATTGAACAAGCTGAATATAGACTTTTGAGAGATCTTCCAATTGATGCAGATAGAAAACAACAAGAAGGAAATTTAGTTACTGGACAACAATATATAAATTGTCCGGCAGGATGTTTATTTACCCGTGGAATACAGGTTTATACCTCAACTTCAGTTATTACTGGAGCTAATACTTGGTTACAAAAAAAGGACCAGACATTTTTAAATGAATATGTATCTGCTAATACAGATACAGGTAGTCCTAAATATTATGCTCAATTTGGTGGAGCAACAGGAACAACTGATACTACTTCAGGCAAATATATGTTTGCTCCTGTTCCGGATAGTACTTATAAATTTCAAGTTCATTTTAATGCTATGCCCACTAGTTTGGTAACAAATACCAGTGGAACCTATATAAGTCAGAACTTTGGAAATGGGCTATTGTATGCCTGCCTGATAGAAGCTTATGGATTTTTAAAAGGTCCTATGGACATGTTGACAATGTATGAACAAAAGTATAATAATGTAGTTCAGAAATTTGCTGCAGAGCAAATTGGGAGAAGAAGACGAGATGATTATACGGATGGTACAATTCGTATTCCAATTGAGTCTCCGAATCCTTAAATTAGGAGATAATTATGGCAATAACATCAGCAATTTGTAATAGCTTCAAGGAAGAAATTTTACAGGGAGGACATAATTTAAATGCCTCTGGAAGTACTCCCGCAGGGAATACTATTAAAATAGCCTTATATTCAAGTAACTCCGCCGTCTTAAGTAAATCAACAACAGCTTATGCAGCACCTGCAGATGCAACTGCAGACCCTACAAGTACTTATGAAGTTACAACAACAAGTTCAGGGTATACGGGTGGAGGAAATACTTTAACAAATATTGATCCTACCTTAGATAGTGATACAGCGATTTGTGATTTTTCAGACACTAGCTGGACATCGGCTAGTTTCACTGCACGAGGATGTTTAATTTATAATACTACTGCTATTACAGGATTTACAACTAATCGATCAATTCTTGCTATTAATTTCGGTGGCGATAAAACTGTAACTTCTGGCACATTTACTATTGAGTTTCCAGCAGCAGCCGCATCAACAGCTATCATACAAATAGCATAAGGAGTCCTTCCTTATGGCTAACACTTGGAATAAAGCCGGAACAACCTGGGGCTATAACTCTTGGCAATCTGATACTGTTACAGTTTCTCTAACAGGTCTTTCAGCAACTTCATCAGTTGGAAGCGTTGAAGCTTACAATACTCAAGGATGGGGTAGTGATTACTGGGGATATGAAAATTGGGGTGAATCAGGCCTCACTGTATCTCTTACAGGTTTATCTGCAACATCTTCTTTAGGAACGGTCGATGCGTCCATGTATCCTGGTTGGGGTACATTAGAATGGGGATACAATGGCTGGGGAAGTGTTGACGCAGCCCAATATACTTTAATAGGTTTATCAGCCACTTCAAGTGTAGGAGCTATTACACCGGCAGATGTTATGGGGCTTACAGGCATCTCAGCAACATCAACTCTTGGAACACCCACTGCAAAATCTGACAATACAACTATTTTAACAGGTATTTCTGCTACTTCTAGCGTTGGATCAATAAATATAAATCTTGGAGTTCCTTTAACAGGAGTTTCAGCGACATCTTCAGTTGGAACACCAACTATAGACTCAAGTAATACAACTACTTTAACTGGTCTTTCTGCTACTACCGCTGAAAATGCTGCAGGTATAACGGTTACTTCTAATCCAACGGTTCAGCCTACAGGAGTTTCAGCAACGACAGCGGTTGGAGCTATTACGCCGGTAGATCAAGTAATGGGACTTACTGGAATTTCAGCAACAACATCAGTTGGAGCTATTACACCTAAAGAGCAAGTAATGGGATTAACTGGCCTTTCCGCTACAATTACTTTAACTCCTCCTTTTACAATTTATTATGGAGATGTTGACACTGGATCAAATATAACCTATAGTAATGTTTCAACGGGTTCGAATATAACATATTCGGAGGTTGCAACTGGATCAAATACAAGCTATAGTGATGTAGCTTAGGAGAAAAAAATTATGCCATCGACATATAATAATTTAGGTATCCAATTAATGGCCACTGGTGAAAACGCCGGTACCTGGGGTACAAAAACAAATACTAATTTAGATTTAATCGCTGAAACATGGGGATATATCTCTATTGATGTGGCGGCAGCCGATGTTACATTAGCAATGACTGATGGTGCTGCGGCTAATGGAAGAAATTTTATCCTTGAACTTACAGGTACTTTAGCAGCAAATAGAACTTTAAATATTCCAGCGACCGCTGGAACAGGTCCAGTTAATATTGAAAAAGCATTTTTAGTTTTAGATAAAACTAATAGAAGTGGATCTAATTTTACTTTAACTTTTAAAGTAACGAGTGCTACGGGAGTGATCATTCCTCCGAATTCTAACATTTTCTGTTATCATAATGGAACCGATATTTTAACTTCAGGCATGTTAAGTACTAGAGGATCCTCAGCAACTTTAGCTACTCAGGCACAATATACTTTTCCATCAGCCGATGGATCAGCAGATCAGGCTTTAATCACGGATGGTTCAGGATCTCTTAGTTTTGGATCAGCAGGAATATCAACAGGGAAAGCTATTGCAATGGCAATGATTTTCGGATAATAATAATAAAAGGA